CGAACAGTATTGTAGCCCAATTTGTTCTAGAAACGAACATACATTCGACCTGTCTGTATAGAACAAACAGGTCTGATGAGTAGTTACAACTAACTAGAATTAGTTTTAAGAAACTGTTTGTTTCCTCTGCCAGTCAGTTGCAAGGTCAAAAATGTAAATGTCAAAATAAATAGTTGTAGATGTATAACTTGTTCCTTCTTTCGCAAGTGGATGTACCAACAGAGAACCGTCACTATCTACCAATGTTCCAAAAGTAGCATTAGCACCAGTGGAACCCCATCCACCACCACGATATGCAAGTCCGTAAATTGTAGAAGCTGGAATCAGAAAATCTGGTAGCTTTCCAATTTTAACATACTGTAATGAAGATGTGTTTTTAGGTTTAAATGTTCCTGCAACTCTGATTTTCACAAACCGGGTTCCGAATCGGATATGACTACCATTTAAGTTCGGGTCAAACTCTTCTTTGTTGGTAAAGATTCCAGCATCATTCAGATAGTTTCCATTGACACGTTCCCAATAATCACCTAAAGCAATAGGCATACCAGTACACAAAACGTTGAGAATGAATCTTGCAAGAATTTTGGTGTATCTCACAGTATAGTGTAAATAACCACTGTTCTGTTCCTCATAGAATTCTGCTCTCATACGGTCTGTCTCTGGTGAGATTACAGGCGCATAAGCAAACATGTCCACAAAAGTCCATCCGTTCTGTTGTGCGTACTGACTGAAATATCTCCAATATGCGGTTTGCGGAATAATCCACTGAGCAGGTAAAACACGGTAATTTTTATAGGTGCTGAATAAGTAAACCTGACAAGCTGGATTAATAGACTGAATTTTGTTTCTAATGCTATCCATGGTAGCACCCAATTCAGTTAAGGAAGTCTGTTTTTTAACATCATTAACACCACACCATACAATCAGAATATCTGGCACATTTTCAGGATGTAAGGTCATATTCCGGTCAAAAATGGTATACTGTTCTGCCATGGTATCACCAGAGTGTGCTCCGTTCATAACATGACAGTTTTTACCTGTAAGCAATTTTTCAAATTCTGTTACCCAACTTCTAGGTGCTTGCCCATCACTCAAGCTGTCTCCCAAAACGTAGATAGTTTTATCTTTCATTACATCGAGATAGGAAAGTCCACCGTAAATGGTATCAATAATTGTTCCAAGTGTACCATCATCTTTCCATCCTGTCAGTAAATTATCTATCTCTGTCGGAATTTGCTGGATAGCATCATCTACTTCTTTTTTGATTTCTGGTAAAGCACCATCTACTTTTTTAACAACATTCATGAAACCTGTTTCCAAATCTTTCACTTTTCCAATAATCCAGTCTAAATTGAGTTCGTGAAAATTCACAAAAGGAAAATTGTTCCAAAAAGCCATAATTATACCTCCTTTATTAATACACCATCAAACAAAATCTTTCTTTGAAATCAGTACAAATAATATTAGCGATATTAACATACCCATTCTTCAAAATTTTATCAATGCCTTCAATATCGAAAACAACATTCTCATTCTCTTCATACTGATAACTTTCAGAACCAGTATAACGGACTGTTCCATCATTTGAAATATTTTGTAAGCTGTCATTTTCTCTTTGTTCTGACGGATGATATGTACTCTGATTATAGGCACTGTTTGAAACGGTCGACCCACCTTGCTCCTCATTGCTGGTAGTATTTGTGGTTCGTGTTGTGAGTTCCGGTGTTCGAGTACTCTTTTTGGTGAGTTTTCGTCCACCTTTAGCATCTTCTGTCGTGATTTCATCCTGTGCTAGTTTCCACTTAAGAAAATATTCCCACTGTGGCGACATTATAAATGACCAGGCATCTAGCACACGTCCGAACCAAACTGGGTCTGATATAACAATTTCCAGTTCTGCACACTCAAAAACAATATGCTCTAAGAGTTTTGTCTTTATACTTAAGAGAGAAATGGGTAGATTAAAATTCTCATTTAGTATTTCTGGGTCATAAGTTAACAGCCCCATTAGTGTCATTGTCGCCATCATCAGCACCCCCCTTCATAGTAGCATCATGTCTCCAATCTACTTTTATATTTGTGCCAAACATTTTGTTGACTTTTTCAACACATTTTTTCAAAGTGTCTAACCACAATTCAGCTTTACAGCGACACTCAACATTATTGGCATTCGCTTCTGCTGTTATCAGTCGTTCTTTCTTGTCACTCCGCACATTATCAATGCCAATCTCATTATTAAAAAGTTCTTCCCATCTTCTCATGCTGTCCTGTAAATCCGGTGCAATGAAATTACTTCTTAAATCTTGTGCAAAAGTAGCCCATGGTTCTTCACTACCACCTGTTGGATTAGCACGTCTCAGTTTTTCATCGTAGAAAACAGCAATATTACCACCCATTATCTGGTCAAGAATCTTTTTCAACGACTCAGCACCAGCTTTGTTTCTGGCACTGAATACATAACTCAGCTTAGAATTCATAATGTTTATAGTAGTTGCTTCTGCTGTAATTGCCATCTGGTCTGCGTAATAATTAATCATGTCAATAATTCCAGACCAATCAGGAGTTAATCTAATAACCTCGCATTCTACACCAATTCTTAATTGCTTTGTCCCAATAAGCAAAGGGTTAGTTACTACAATATGTGATGGTTGATAATAGATATCATACCCTTCGATTCCTGCTCCCTGACATATAACTCCATATCGGTCAGTTTCAAGAACTCCTACAAAACCCCATGTATATAAGGTGTACAAAAAGTAGTTCTCACTCCAAGTTTCGGGCAACTCCCACTCGAAAACGCTCATTGCTTTCTGCAATAAATATTTCACAAAATAAGCATGTAAAGTATTATTTCTGCAATGCAATGTGCTAGGACTATACATACCATTGTAATAATTGATATAATCCTGTCCGGCTGGAATTGTGTTATATCCATTGTACAAAATTAATCACCCCTTTCTAAAAACCGTCGCCCAGTACTGTGCCCTTGCTTTTCTTTCTTCCATTCTAGGTGCACCTGGTCTTTCGTACTCCCAACAAAATGCTTCAACTAAATAATCAATGTTATGGTGCTGTTGATTAAAAGCCCATTCAGTCCAACTGAGGTTATAACCATATCCCTTATACCATTGTGGCTCAATACCCCAGTTTTTACTTCCTGTGGACTGCTCAAATTCTGCGTATATAACTCGGCATTGTTTAGAGCCATCATACCAGTCATCAGCAGAACCATAAACAACTTTCATAGGATTAGTTAAGTCTGTACCAGGAGTCCACTGTACAAGTCCCCTACCTGGACCGGCGGATGTAGTACCTCCACCAACTTCAATCAGCCCAGGATTGAGTGTAGATTCAGCGTCCATATTTCCGATTAATGCACAAACGCTGTCTGAATCCCATCCGAGTGTTTCATGAAAATACTTGTAAATATTAGCGGCATTTCTTTGCTGTTCTGCTCCATTTTTAGCAAAATATCCAGCAGTAGTATCAGTAACTTTATAGAACCAGTCTCCAACAGTAGGAACAACACCTGGGTCTCCAGGTGGATAATTACCAGTTGTTGACCGTCCTCGTATATAGAATAGTAATGCATTGTCCTGATATGAACTTTTAAGCATAGTATACACCTCTTTCCAGCCATTCCCGAACCTGATTGATTTCACTTTCAAACGCAAATTCCAAGCCTATAGAGCCATTTTTTATAAGATAGAATCCAGTTCCTAAATCAGCCATTTTTCCTGTGCTACAATATGGTTTCCCAAACATACCGTTGTTATAATCAACAACGTGTGAAAATTCTTGCTCAAACCATAAACTTCCAAGTGAATTAATCAGCGAACCGTCACCACTTTTCACAACGCTTTTTCCCCTGAGACTGTTAAGAGCGTTACCAATGTTAGCCCCTAAACCGGTAGGTAAAAACTCTCTGGAAAGTACATCACCATTAATACTTTTATTTTCGTTTCCAATAGCATCAAAACCACCAGAAATAAGGTTAACAAGTCCACTAACAGCACTTGTTGCAGTAGCACCTAAACTTACAGTATCATCAGTAATGTTTCCTACGGTTATCGGACATGAAATATTTTTTGATGCTAAAGCAAGAGTAGTATTTCCCTGATATGCTCTTAATTCACAAATACCTGTTCGAGGGTCAACAATCACGCTTACATTAAAAGAATTTCCAGCGTCCAAACTGTTCATGTCGATAGGCATATACCCGAACACATGGGAAAATAATGCCCCTCTGGTATAAGGCGAATTATTAAGATAATTACCTCTTACACTCTGAGGATGGGCGGTCGTTTCAAATGTCAGTGTCTTACTTATTAATGCCTGATTGTCAAGAATACAACTGGTATTTCCTGCCTGTCCAGTCATAGCAATCTCCCACCATCCAATGTCTATGTTAGCAGGAATAAACTCTGTCTTAACTGTCATAGGCAACCAGAAACATTTCAGCATATACTGCCCTGGATTCACCGCAGCTTTTAACACTGCTTCTGGTATATCAGTGATAGGTACTTTCATCCAGTCAGTGGAGGAAAACATACTTTTAATTACATTTTTCCATGCTTCTGTTTTGAAAAGATAATAATTAACAAGCCCATTCTTTCCCAGAATACAGCAAACAAAAGTACCACCACTCCAATTAGAATCCTCCCACATTGTTTGTTTAGAGGTGGCAAAAGACTGCTTTGCAGTTGCTGGATACATTAAATCAATAATATCACCATTACTGGCAACACTACATCTTTCAATATAGAAATCTTTCTGAATTATTGCATCCCTGTAACTTGCTAATACATCAACATTCAAGCTTAGTTCCCAGTTCCCGACACCATCCGCTACAGTCCACTCAACCACCCAGTAAAAACGGTTGAATTCTCTAATCCTCACAAAATTCCACACATACGGATTAGCGTTATAAGGAAAATGTAAAATAAGGGTGGGGGATAAAACCCCACACCCCTCTTTTAAAACCGCATTTTCAGTTTTCTGGATAGCTGATTCAGCCGGAACAAATGTACTATTTTTCCGTTTTGAAATCTGAAAAAAATCAACTGTTAAAGCCATACACACTCCTTAATCCAGTAGGAAAACAACACCATTTTCCGTAAAGTCATTATAATATCTGTCGTTAAAGTGATACCAGAAGTTAGTGTAACCACCCCGAGCATTAAACCGGCTGGCACTAGACCACTGACCACATGTTGTAATACCAATAGCCTCTTCATCAAAAAGAACACCGAAAATATTACTCGTGGCTGTTCCTGTAGGGTCTAACACAACATTTCCGTCTGTCCCCATATAACTAGCAGATACATTGATTCCGTCTGGTGTATTAATTGACTGCCAAAAATTAACCTGTTCATGGTCTGCCCATTTCAGGTAATTGTCATTGTATACGGATGACAGAACACTCGCATCCATGTCTTTTAAATATTCACTGAATAGATACAGTTTTTGTCTATTCTGCGGTGTATGCCTGGAAATCTCTTTTCCAGTAATATTAATATGAAATTTCTGAGAACGCTCCGTGAGCATTCCAGAAATGTAACTGATATATCCGAAAGCCCATTTGATAAATGGAACAAAATTTGTGGGCTGTCTTACTGTATCAGTGGTAAGTTCTGTTCCTGCAATATCATTGTACTTTGTAACAAGATGGATAATGTTGTTAACATCCCCTTTTACTTTCCCCCCGATGAAGTTTGCAAGTGTCATTCTTGCAGTACTTTCATGGCACTGCTCAATCATATCTGAACAGTTCTGAACAATCATTGTAATAAAACGCTGGAATTCTCCCTCGTTGGAGAGTGCAATATTCAGTTGGTCACGGTATATTGTATAATGTCTACTATACACATTCTGACCATAAAAGTTTGTCTGTAAAATATTGGGATTAGATACAATTTGATCGTCAATACTTTGTCCATCGACTAAATCATAACGTATATCATTTTCCCAATCTTTATCTCCAATATTTAATTTTCTGACATGGTTTCCGAAACGCATTTCATCTTTCATAAGTCCCTTGAATTTTGCTTCGTAAGGACGTACGGAAAAAATAGTGCGTGATAATGTTTGTGATAAAGCATTTAATAATGAATCTGCTGAAATATTCAAAGCTGTATTTGCAACACTGACAAAATCCTGTGTTGTTGTATGTTCCAGAGATGTTTTTCCTGTTGCCTGGTTAACGATAAAATTTAATAATTCTATTGATTTAAAATTGGAAACAGTTGGACTATTATTTAGAATACCATCGGTTGAACTCATCATTTACCCCCATTCTGACCGCTAGGTCTGATAATCTCAGCTAACATATCATCAACAGTCGGCTGTGCCTGTGTCGGCATCTGACTGTTTGCAATTCCGTTAGCCTGTACTGCTCTTGTAAGATTGTTGATTGTCTCGATTAATGGGTCGTTGTTTTTAACAACCCCCATGTTTCCCATGTCCAGCTGCATCTGCTGACCATTCTGTGCCATTGCATCCGCATAGAACTGTTCCTGCACACCCTGCTGTGGATTAATCGGATTACCGAATCCCTGAATTACTGGTGCTGGCTGTCCTGCTGTCGCTGGTGCAACCCCTGTCGGCTGAACTGGCTGTGGCATAAATCCTGTTGCTGGTGCTGGTGCTGGTGCTGGTGCTGGTGCTGGTGCTGGTGCTGGTGCTGGTGCTGGGGTCTGTGCCAGTGCCATGATGTCAGATTTAGTGAAACCTGCTGAAGTTAGTGCAATTAATTGCTCAAATGTCATTTATTTTCTCCTTTCAGTGTGAGATATTGTATGTATGCGAAACCTGCCACCATTTCCCCTGTAGGAAGTTTGGCTTGTCCTAGAACCCATTTCAAGGAGGAATCGAACAAGCCAAAAGAAAAAAATGAAGAACCTTTTTTCAGTGAGGTGATTACCTCGGAATCAGTAGTAGGCTGTGTGCGTAAAAATAAATCGTCCTGTTTTGTTGTGACTTCACATTCCCCATATAATTCTGGGTGTGGGTGTAAGTCTGTATATGTTTCCGGCATTTCGTCTGTTGTGATGATTTTTGCTGATAGATTCATGTTGTTTCATCCTCTCCCAGTTTGTCAAGAAGTCGCTGTAAAATCAGAGTGTTGTTGTTTACAGCGTCTGTCATTTTGTTCATTTCTTCTTTGTGGTTCTGTGTCTCAGTGTACCACAGATAGAAAGTCACGCATAGGCAGGCAACCGGAATGCCTAAGTTAGAGAATAACTGTGCGAATGTGTTTACGTCCATTTGTCAACCCCCCTTTTATTTAGTGGGGCAGGTGTGCCTTTTGCGTTGGACGAACGCACGTTCACCGTTTCCGACGGTTGTCCTTGAACTGCACACATATGTCTGCCCTCTAAAGACATTGTATCACATGTGGAAATAAGTGTCAAGTAGATACTTCGATTCAAGGTCGGAAAAATAGATGAGGTCGTTGAGGTAGTATATATTCCATATCCAGGAGTATTTCCGTTTGAGTGCCAAAATAGCTTTGTCGGTTACTGCATTGTAGCATTCCTCTGGTGTGCCTTGTCTGTGTTTGCAGACATAGAGTTTTTCCTGAGACTTATGGGTATATATTGCAATTTCCCCGAAGAACAGAAGTGGGACATATTCAGTTAAGTTTTGAGGTTTTACGTCTGAGAAATCCATGTCGAAAAATTCATTTTCCAGTGACAGTTGTGCGAAACCGCTGTCTTTTCCTGTCATTTTATAGAGTGAGGTTTCTGCCTTAAGTTTGGAAATAGGAGAGTTACACAGATTATATAATGCGATACCTCTGTCTTTAATGTAATATGTTTCACGTTTTTTCCGTGACATTTCTGATACTTTTCGGATTAATCCTAACTGAGCGAATAGCTCACAACCTACATTGTCACTGTTGGAAAGACAGAACACCTGTATGGGGGGTTTGCCCTGCAACTCACGGTTACGGTTCATTGTTTCGTAACCATGCAGAAACGATTCCGCTACCCCACGTTGTACTTTATCCCCCTTCTGAGGAATGAACTCATCATATATCCAGATTTTAACGTCTTCTGCTGAGAATCCTCGTAGGTTGGAAATTGTACTGATAGCTGACGCATATCCTAGAGGTAATCCGTCTGGAATGTTCTTTCCTTCTTCATTTACAACACAATTATAGAACCCTGCGATTTTGGATATTGGAAATGGCTGGATATTGGTGCGACGGTAATCATTGATTGCTTTAACTGGTGTAAGTTCGGGGTTTTTGATGATGTCTAACTGTGTCTGTTTTGTTCGTGAGTACATGAACACTTGTTTATTTTTTATGCAATATTCTAATGCCCCGAAAGTTTTACCTGTTCCACGACCGCCCCAGATAAAATTAAAGGGATAGCCTTGTTCGACTATCCCTTTAAAATTTAGATATCCCTGCTCATTGTAAAGTTTAAGATTCTTTGACATATACTGCGGTCATGTACTCACGGTTGTTTTTGCTTCTTTCTTTTCGGAACTCAACTGTAAATGTGTCTAAATGAGAACGCTGTGCTAGTTCCGCAATTCTTTCAAATGTGCGGATAAATGCAGGTGAAGAAGTAACATATACATTACCGGTAATGGTAAGCATTGTTAACAATCGCATAACATTTCCAATATTATCACACTCTTCATAGATGGCAAATTTCTGGATTGTTGCAATTTCCCCACTGTTGTCTTTTACTGCCTGACGGTCTGGACTTTCAAACATATCATAGCTGATATCCATGTTCCATTCGTTGTCCATGATGTTTGTTTTTACGATTTCCATATTTGTTCTCCTTTTTTGATTTTTATTTCACTCATTATATGACAGCGATATAGGAAACGTGCAACTTGTGATTTTGTGTGTTTGTTTTCATATAATGAGTGCATGTTATTCAGTTATTTAGTGATGTAATTTAGGAAAGACCTGCAAAAAAGTTATAATTATTTTTCTACTTTTGTAGCATATCTGATGAAGTCTTCATCAGAAAGTTCATACTTGTCACTAGTGTAGTGAGTTGAAAGTTCAAATTCTTCAATGCCGTGTACTTTTTTAATGTACTTTACAAGCTGTCTGCCTGACATTGAGGTGATAACTTCACCTTCTACAACTTCACCTGATGGGGTTGTAGCTTTGTAATGTGTTGTAATGATGGTTCTTGTCATGCTTTGTTCTCCTTTTTATTTTGTGTTGTTTTTGTTTACATTGTTATTATAGCATTGTTTATGTTTATTGTCAATAGGAAATTTAGGTTTTTATTTTAGTGCTTGTTTTGGTGTATATAATAAGGAAAGAATTTTTTCTAAAAAAGTTGTTGAAAGTTATTGACATTCAATAGCACTTGTGATATTATAATACTTGTAAGGAACAAGAAAACAAAGTAGTTAAAGAAAGGAAATAATACAATGACAATCAAAACTAGAGAAAAATTAGTAGCAATTTTAACAGACGGATGGAAAAATGAGGTAGTTGTAAACATTAATGAGATATCATTTTTAACTAATGAAACAAAGATTTATTTTGATAAAACTACTGACGAAACACCGAACAACTTTATTAAAATATATGCCAATGATGGGGCTTTTATCTGCGGTATAATTTCATCACATATAAAAAGTATCTCTACTGACCATTCTTATAAGGTGATATTATGATAGCTTCATTTTTGTTAGGAATTTGTGCAGGTATCTGGCTAATAATTTTAGCTGAATGGTATGATAATACGAAAGGGGGTGATAAATAATGGAAAATAATATAAAAAACTTTTATGATGATGATGAATTAAAAAAATATTTATTTAATTTGTGGGAAACTAACGAATTTATAACTATCAATGAAATTAAATTTAATACAGTGAAATATATTCTAGCATATGATATTGCATCAGACAATTTGAAATTTACTCTGAAAACGATTCCTACTATGATTATCTTATTTGTTCATTTTTATCTTTGAGCATTAAAACAATAAATAATCAAATAATCACAGTGGAATAAAAGGGGGCGACAAAAAATGAAAACAACTACATCAATCAATTTTGACATTGAAATGCTAAAAGCATTAAAGCAGTATGCTCTTGAGAACAACAGAAGTGTTAGCAGTACTATAGGTATTTTGATTAATGATTCTAAAATCTTTAAAGAGTTTATAAAAGAAAGAAGATTGAATAAAAATGACTAAAAAGCAAAAGCAAGCCAGTTATAGCAACTTGAGAAAACAGGTTTTACAAAAGATAAAAAAACTTGAAAAAAGCCCTTATGGTAGAGACATCCAAAACACTATCAATTACTATAAAGAGCGTTTGAAACCAGTAAGTCAGTTAAAGGATTCAAGAGATTTGGCATATGCTATGAAAGAAGCAGAAAAGGCTAATCAGATAAACTGGACGCAGGCAGAACGAAAACGAAAAAGAAAAGAACGTGTTACATGGTTACAACAGGAACTAGGAAAAGACAGAGTAAGAAATATTAAAGATATAAGAAGATTTGAAGATTTCATGGAATCAGTGCGTGAATTCTCTATCGGAACTATTTACGATAGTGAAAGAGCCATCAATATTTATCAGGAAAATCCAGAACTAAGCAAAAAGGAGTTATTAGAAAGATATGATGAGTACAGAAAAGACTTCTTTAGTAGACGTTCAAAAAATGATAAATTTAGTAAAGGGGGTAAAAGCAGATAGAAACTTTAAAGGCAGACATAGATGGGATAAAACCACTTTCCGAAAGTGTATTTGTGCCTTCGATATAGAAACCACATACGAAAAAGAAAATGAACAGTCTTTTATGTACATATGGCAGTTTGCAATGATGGATTTAGAAACTGAAATCGTCTACTATTGCTATGATAGAAACTGGAATTCTTTTGTCAATCTGATTAATGAAATTAATGATGAATATTTATCAACTTTAATTTTCGTTCATAACTTATCATATGAATTTCAGTTCTTTCGGCACTGGTTAGAAATAACCGACGTTTTTGCATTGAAAAGTAGAAAAATTTTAAGTTGTAAATCTAATAACATAGTTTTTCGATGCAGTTATCTACAGACCAACAAAAGTCTGAAAAAATTCACCAGTGACATGAAAGTAGAACACAGCAAATTAAGTGGTGAAAAATTTGACTATAGCAAAAAACGGTTTCCCTGGACTGAAATGGATAACTATGAAATTGCATATTCAGTAAATGATGTCATAGGTTTGGTAGAAGCCATGAAAAAAAGAATGGATAATGATGGCGATACTCTCTATAGTCTGCCTTTAACGTCCACTGGATATGTAAGACGAAAAGCAAAACAAGCTATGAAAAGCTTCAACTATAAACAGTTACATGAAATGTTTTTCGATGAAATTGTTTACATTCTTTTGCGAAACGAATTCAGAGGCGGTGATACGCACGCTAATCGGTATCATTCAAACAAAATCCTGATAAATGTTGATAGCTGGGATAGAGCAAGTAGTTACCCTGATGTCATGCTCAATTGTGAATTCCCAATGAGCAATTTTGCACCACGTATGGTTGATAATATTAATGAGTTACTTGAGCTTTGTGAAAGACGACACTCATGTTTTATCGGAAAATTTGTACTAACAAATGTTCGTCAGAAAGACGTTTACTATGGTGCACCATATATAAGCAAAGATAAAGCATTAGAACTGTCAGAACCTGTATGTGATAATGGTAGAGTGCTATCATGTGATAGAATTGTTTTATCACTCACTGATATTGATTATAAAATAATTATTAACGAATATGTTTTTGATATAGAAATCATTTCAGTTTATACTGCAAAATATGGTTACCTACCAGAAGGATTAAGAAATCTGATTATCACATTATTTAAAAATAAGACAGAACTAAAGGGCATTGAAGAAAAAGAAGTTGACTACATGAAAAGTAAAGAACTCATTAATTCACTTTATGGAATGTGTGCTCAAAATCCTATCAGACCAGAAATCATATACAATGATGGTGAAAAACCATTCAGAGTTGAACCTGTGCAAGATTTACATGAAGCTATGGAAAAACATAATAAAAAAGCTTTTCTATCATATGCATGGGGTTGTTGGGTGACCTGTTGGGCTAGATATTATCTTAAACTTATGATTAACATTGTGGGTGATGATTTTGTTTACTGTGATACCGATTCTGTGAAATTTATTATCAGTGACAATTACAACAAAATTTTGGATAACATAACAAAATTAAACAATGAAATTAGAGAAAGGAGTATAAATAACAAAGGTTATGCGACTGATTCATTCGGTAAAACACATTATCTGGGAGTTTATGAACAAGAGAGAAAATACAAGGAATTCAAAACATTGGGGGCGAAAAAATATGCATATGAGTATGAAGACGGAAAATTCGGAATCACAATTGCTGGTGTGCCAAAGAAAGAAGGTGCCAAAGAACTTAAGACGCTGGAAAATTTTAAAATCGGTTTCGTTTTCTCGAACTGTGGAAAGCTGGAATCACGTTACAACGACTTGGATTATGGCTTGTATAATCCGGATGGACAACCAGGTCATGATATTGATATTAGAAGTAACATTGTATTACGACCGACAACCTATGAAATCGGCATTACAGATGAATACAGTAGAGTGTTGATGGATGCCGAAAATTGGAATATGTTTAAAGAAGCAGAAAGGATGAAAAGACTATGAGAGAATTTTTTTACTTGTTTTACTTATTAACAGGAGCTTTGGGAATATTCATTATTACAATGTTTCTATTTGCTATTGATATTATTGTGGGGTGGTTTACAAATGATGACAAATAAATATAATGAATGTACAAAATGCATTAATAAATGTGCGTGTAAACATGCTAACAAATATTCTACATGCGTGCACAGCAATAAAAGAAATGACACATGGAAAAATTTTTATTTAAATAGATTTATGAGGGTGGTATGATGACTATATTTATCTATGCTGGAATATTAATTTTTCTATTAACAATGTTAATAGATTCACTTTAAAGTTAGGCGGTTTACCGCCTTTCTTTTTTATCTTTATAAGAACAAAATGGACTAACATGCTGTTCGCCCAGGAGAGACAAATTGGCTCGAGTGTGTGCGTGACAGACAGACACTTGTGTCCGTGGGGGAAAGACAAATGTCCGCCGTACACGGATACCTATATAGGCG